GCTGAGGACATGATATTTGAGGGTCTAAAGGGTGGAAAGTGGGAGGTTTATGGCGAAAGCGGTAAAGCCTACGAAGTTAATGAGTGGCATCTTTTTAGAGCTGCGAGGGTGGATTCTCAACCAAAAGTTGATTAAGGGATATTAATGGCTATATGTACCGACTGCTCAAAAGATATTAAGAAGACACAAGTTAAATATTGGTTTTTTCAAGTTGATAAACCTAGAGAAGTAAGATGTCATCCTTGTTACAAAAAAGAAAAAATAGAAGGAAGAATGAAAAATGAAACATTGCGCTAAGTGTAAAGAAGGATCATGGGGAATGCTAAGGCTCGGTGATCGTATAAAATTGGATGATTCTATATTCGATATTAAAGAACTTTGTGGTAAATGTTGGTATATAATCATAAATTCAGTGCAAGAGTTAGTCCGGGATATTCTTAATGATGAGTCTACTCTCTCAAGCGATATAGTTATTGTAGAGAAAAAAAATGAGAGAAGTGAGTTCGAAAAAAAGTGTGACAATATCAAAAAGAATTGGTCTATCGTTAGATACATTGAAGAACTTTATGGTGATGTAGTAGAATATGCCGCAGTATATGGTGTTGAAAAATATCCTGGTGAATGTATTTTTAAATGTCCTAAAGGACGGCATCGTATCGAAGCAAACCACAAAAGAGATTTCTTCTATTGTGATGCATGTGGAAAGGGCGGCGATGTTCTCACCTATGTTTCATCAGACAGAGAATGTTCTCTTATAGAGGCTATTGAATACCTCGAGGAATTAACGAAAAAACTAGCAAATTCTCCAATGGATTCCAATGGAACCCAACCGATATAACAGAAAATAAGGACGACTTCAAGGCGACAATCGGGCCGACATTTAGTCGACAAGCACTTTATGTTGGATTTTCGACCAAAATTGAGGTCACACGAGTTGGATTTTTGACCAGATTACTCTTCTTTTCCCGTTCGGCGACTGTAACATACGTTGCATCGCCAGCGGGTATTATAAGAATATTGATAGATTACTGCTACTATCTGGTTTCTTGTTCCATAGAATAGGCCGTTTCCGTCTATTATTTGAATTCTCTTTAGCAGTAGTCCATCTACAGTTTCCTGGTTCGTAATTGCCATCATTATTTATACGATCAAGTTGAAGACCTTTTGGCTTTTCACCCATGTCCTTGAGGAAGTTAGCGAACGTTCTCCATGATTCACAGACTTTAATGCCACGTTCAGCATAGTATTTGTAATTGTGGTTAGCTGGATTTGTACAACGAGCAATCATGCAACGCCATGTATTGTAAGTAAGACTTCCTTCGTATCCATGTTTAGTGAGATTACATTTACGACATTGCTGGGTTGTTCCTATCTTGAGTCGAGACGCTTGTATAATAAACTCTTTATTGCATATACAAACACATATTACTCTTCTTTGATTTTCTGTTTCAGCCAATCTTACAACAGTCCATTTACCATATGTCTTTCCAATCATGTCCTGAATATCAATGTACAACTGTTTATCATGACATGTTCGGCATTGGGATGATCGGCCTGATCTCATAGTGTCACCCCTAACTATACTTTCGGTACCACATGCGCATCTACATAAATAATGTTTGAAGTTTTGACTTGGGCCTATAGGGCTTTTTACTCGTGAGAGAACTAACCATCGACCAAATTGCTTGTTTTCCATGTTGTTTTCATCCTATAATGATTATGAGCGTCATTCGGGTCGTCGCTCAACCCACAAAGACGTATCGGCATTCGTCAAGCCACAATATTGACGTACAATTAAGGCTTCGTCAAACCTTAGTATATTATTAACCTATTCTTAGTTTCTATTTGAAAAAGTAGAGAGAAAGAAAAAGGAAATTAATGTCTATCACAACAACTTCGTCGCTTCCGGCTCCAGTGCAACAGTCCTTTAGCTATAAATTGCTATCGGTACCCGTAGGATTGCGGGTATAAAATCTTCTCTAATTGACTTGGAGTCCTAAGGCGAGAGCTATGGTAACAAGGCGCAAGGGTCAAATTTGAAGGCCCGGCGTGAACGACTAAACGAGAAGACCCGCAAGGGATGCGATAGTCTGAACTCTAGAGGAAACCTAGAGAGGCGAGTCCGAAGAGTCTTGCCCGCCTCGTGAGAGGTCAACAAAGTAACAGAATGGCCAAATATGATTCATAAAATACCTGCGATGCGTAAAAATATGCCTCGTAATGGTGGTACTACGTTGAGAATGCGTCGTTACAACCCATTAAATACTGCTATGGTTCCTTTGGGGAATAGTGGGGTTACTCCGCCGCCTCAGAACCTGACCGCCGTGGACATCGATGCGAAGATAAGTTTCTATGGAACTTACGTACAATTGAATGAACAAGTAACACTGCAAAATCAAGATCCTGTCCTCAACGAATGCGCAGCGCGTCTTGGCGTATCACTCCGTCAGACTGAAGATCAGTTGACTCGTGATATGTTAGCGTCGACGGCTTCATTCATTAACTGTACTGGCGGTGTGAATGGCGATAACCCAACTGAAATAACCCTTTCTGACGTCCAAACGGTCGTTCGTGCGTTACTTAATAACAACGCATACACGATTATGGACAACATTGAAGGTGAAGATAAGTTCGGAACCGCGCCTGTTCGTAATGCATACTTTGCATTATGTTCTACACAGCTTACCGGTAACTTGGAAGCGGTGTCGTCTTTCACGCAAGTTAACCAATATCCTGCTCCTATGAATGCTCTGCAATCAGAATGGGGTGCAATCGGTAAAGCTTAGTTGCCGATTTAAAATCTTTGGTAATTGACTTGGAGTTCTGACCGGATAATGCCGAAGATAACAAGGGGCAAGCAGGATAAAACCGTGCAGCCTGAACGACTAAATCCAGAGACGCCGAAGAGCATAATGCTCAAAGGTGATGCGATAGTCTGAACTCTATGGAAACATAGAGAGGTTGATCCGAAGAGGTTAGCCCGCTCGAAAGAGTAGTAACAAATTGAACCTTCGTTTCCTTATCTCATCTATTGGATCTCAGTCAGCGAATGCATCATCTCTTGGTGCAAACGTTTACAACATCTTCTGCGTGGGTATGGAAGCATACGCTTGTATCGAACAAGATGGCTATTCTGCAGCATTTATCTATAGACCACCTATCTATGATGGTCCATTAGCGCTTAATGCTTCAGTAGGGTATAAGTTCGCTGAAGTGCCTAAATATTCTGGGCACTATAAATCTTCTCTGATTGACTTGGAAGCCGTAGCGTAAGAGCCGGCGACAGGGCGGAAGGCGTAAGCCACCGTGAGAGACTAAGTGAGAAGACCCGTAAGGGGTGCGATAGTCCGAACAGAACAACGAAAGGTTCTGAGATAAGCAGAAATGACTTATCCCCCGAAAGGGAGTAACAAAAATGAGAATCACGAACGATCTTTGGGTACTCAACTTACGTGCAACACTTGCTTAAGGAGATATCATGGACGGAACGATATTAGGCCAAGGTAGCTTTATAGCTAATACTACTGGTCTTACTAACCCCAATGCGGGTAATGCTTCTATTGGGCAAGCAAATGCGACTATTGTACAAATTCCTTCTAATGCTGATTGGATGATGGTTAGAAACTTCACCCAATTTGGTACTGTTGGAACGACAGGCGCATACTTCAATGGAACAGCGAATGCTTCTAATGGAATGACCTTCTATTGGCAGCGTGGTATGGCTGCAGGCTCTGCGATTGTTACGTACAAAGGCGCTGCAACAGCGGTTCTGTATGGTGACACGATGGCCACAGGCGGATTCACTCTTTATGACCCATCAGGACAATCAGTTGGATCACTTCCATTACTTGGTAACCCTGTTGCTACTACTGCTTCTACTAACGCAACGCGTCCGGTAGTAAGTACTGCGAGCACTGCGGGGATTTCAGTAGGTACTATCGTTAGAATGAGCTCTACGGCTCAAACTGATGTCAATGGTATCGATATGGTAGTTGGTGCAGTAACTGTTAATACAAGCTTTACCCTTCTTACTGCTTCTAACGTATTGGCTACTGCGCCAGGCGCTATTGGTGGTGCTGGATTCTATAGCATTGTAAACAATGGTAATACTGCACTCTATTATCCACGTAATCGTTATGTAACGAATATCACGCAGGCGGTTAATGGACAGGTATCGACTTCAGTTGCTCATGGATTGACTCCTGGTCAAGAAGTGCGATTCAACATTCCTGCAGTTTCTGGAATGATCCAATTGAATCCACAGATAAACAACAACTATTTCCCAACAAGTAGTTCAGTGCCTGCGATTGTAGTATCGGTTGTGGATGATTACAACTTCACGATCAATATCAATACGACTGCATATACTGCGTTTACGTGGCCAACGATTACTCAACAACCAAGTAACTTCCCTCAAGTTATTCCTTTTGGTGAAGATACTGCGACATCTTTGTCTTCTACTGCTGCTCAAACTCCTACTATTGCAGGTCAACAGATCTTCAATACGAATAATGGAATTCTTGCCGATTCAACGGTTAATACCGGTTATCTTGGCATGATCTTGGGAACGGGTGGTAACGGACTTGAGCTTACTACGCCAATTCTGGGACCTTCAGGTTCTGTTGCGTGGACTTCAGGAAACGCGCCAACCGGAGATTTGATTTACTGGGTGGCTGGTAAGTCGACTTACGGCGGACTGTAGAAAACAAAACCAGGGGTAGTGTGATTACCCCTGGAAAAAAGGTCCTTGATAGGACGCAGAATTATGAAGAAATTTCATTATAACTTTAAAAGGATGACAATGGAAGCACCAAAAAACGCTAAAAAAGAAGTCGTAAAACCTAATCTTCACTATCAACGTGAAAAAGACCGTACTCCCGTTAAAGGTAAATTCCATTTCCACGAAGTACCTCATGGAGAAATGAGTTTTAGTATCAAGATCTATAAAGAAGATCAAGTTGAGAACTATACCTTCAAAGATGGTGAAATCAAAACGATTCCCCTCGGCGTTGCTAAGCATCTTAATAAGAACTGCTGGTACCCTGAATATGACTACGTGAGAATAGATAATGATAACGGATTCCAGAATGTTGCTAAGATTACTCGTAAAATTAGACGATGCAGCTTTCAGTCACTAGAGTTTCTCGATATTGATGAAATGAATACCGATACGGTTCCTATGGAAGCAGCGAGACCATAATGACTATACTGGCACAGCAATATCCCGTATTCCAGCCAGCTTTGAGGGTGGTGTCTACTATTACGAATGCTAATCCAGCGGTGGTCACCACCACCTTCCCTCATCAGTACATTACGGGATCTATTGTGAGGATAAATATCCCCCTTGGCTATGGAATGCAACAGATTAACCAGATGGTCGGTGAGATTACCGTTACCGGAACAACGACATTCCAAATATCGATAGATAGCACCTCGTTTAGTGCGTTTAGTGTACCTGCAACTCAGCCGGCCAATCAACAATATGTTACCGTGGTTCCCGTTGGAGAAGATAATAACCAATTAACGGCAGCCGTGCAGAACGTGTTACCATACGCAGCTATATAAGGAATCTTCGACACTTATAGATCTAAGATCTTGTAGATTTGAAATTCGCAACTGGCTAGGATAGGAAAAAATAGGAGATTGCATATGGTAGATTCAACGTTAAACGCGATACAACAAAAGGTTCGAAGACTGACGCGAAGTCCGTCAGAAAATCAATTGACGACAGCACAGCTTAATCAGTACATCAATACCTTTGTGTTGTATGACTTCCCGGAACAGATCAGGTTACTTAATCTACGAAC